TTTATTTTTTAGTACAAATAATATTTTATCATTTATTGTTGATTCATTAATTTTATCCAGGATAATTTTATTATTGATTCCCAAATTATATGACATTTTTAGAAAAGTGATGTAATTCATTGTAAAATAAGATATGCTTCATAAATTCCAATATATTTTTATATATTTTTATTTGGTGATGTAATTCATTGCAAAAAAAGATATGCTTCATAAATTTATATTTGGTGATGTAATTCATTGCAAAAATAGTGGAAGCATCAACCTAGCGATGTAATTTCGTATTGAAAAACGAATAGCCTCCAATTAGCGATGTAATCCAGCGCGGGAATCTTAGTATTGCCAAATAAATGGTAATTCTTATCTTTGCGCACAAAAAAAAATCATTGAGAATAAAAATTATTGAGATAACAATAAATAGATATATTAATTTCTTATTAAATTTATATTATTTTTGTGGGACTGCTTAAAAGTTCTTGTTTTTTTGGTGCCTAAATAATAATTATTGAGAACAAAAAATTATGGATTCAATAAGAAACTAATATATTAATTTCTTATTAAATATATTTTTTTTGTAGGATTGTTTAAAAATCTTTGTTTTTTGGGTACAAATAATATTTATTATTGATGATAAATTACATGACATTTTTATAAAGTGATGTAATTCATTGCAAAAAAAGATATGCTTCATAAATTTCTATCTTTTTTAAATATATTTTTTTGGTGATGTAATTCATTGCAAAAAAAGATATGCTTCATAAATTTTTATTTGGTGATGTAATTCATTGCAAAAATAGTGGAAGCATCAACTTAGCGATGTAATTTCGTATTGAAAAATGAACAGTATCCAATTAGCGATGTAATCCCGCGCGGGAATCTTAGTATTGCCAAAAGAATGGGAATTCTTATCTTTGCGCACAAAAAAAATTTATTGAGAGAACAAAAAATTGATATATTAATTTCTTATTAAATATATTTTTTTTTTGTGGGATTGCTTAAAAATTGTTGTTTTTTTGGTGCAAATAATAATTATCGAGAATAAAAAATTATTGAGTTAATAAGAAACTAATATATTAATTTCTTGTTAAATTAATTTTTTTTTGTAGGATTGTTTAAAAATTGTTGTTTTTTGGGTGTAAATAATATTTATTTTTTAGTACAAATAATATTTTATCATTTATTGTTGATTCATTAATTTTATCCAGGATAATTTTATTATTGATTCCCAAATTATATGACATTTTTAGAAAAGTGATGTAATTCATTGTAAAAGTAGATATGCTTCATAAATTCCAATATATTTTTAAATATATTTTTTTGGTGATGTAATTCATTGCAAAAATAGTGGAAGCATCAACTTAGCGATGTAATTTCGTATTGAAAAATGAACAGTATCCAATTAGCGATGTAATCCCGCGCGGGAATCTTAGTATTGCCAAAAGAATGGGATTTCTTATCTTTGCGCATAAAAAAAATTTATCGAGAACAAAAATTAATGGGTCTAATAAGAAACTAATATATTATTTCTTATTAAACAAATTTTTTTTGTAGGATTGTTTAAAAATTTTTGTTTTTTGGGTACAAATAATATTTATTATTGATTCCCAAATTATATAATATTTTTTTATAAAAGTGATGTAATTCATTGCAAAAGTAGATATGCTTCATAAATTTCTATTTTTTTTTAAAGATATTTTTTTGGTGATGTAATTCATTGCAAAAAAAGATATGGTTCATAAAAGTTTATTTGGTGATGTAATTCATTGCAAAAATAGCGGAAGCAGCAACCTAGCGATGTAATTTCGTATTGAAAAATGAACAGTATCCAATTAGCGATGTAATCCCGCGCGGGAATCTTAGTATTGCCAAATAAATGATAATTCTTATCTTTGCGCACAAAAAAAATCATTGATAATAAAAATTATCGAGTCCAATAAGAAACTGACATATTAATTTCTTATTAAATATTAAATTTCTTATTAAATATTAAATTTCTTATTAAATATTAAATTTCTTATTAAATATTAAATTTTTTTGTGGGATTGTTTAACAATCTTTGTTTTTTTGGCGCAAATAATATTTATTTTTGGTGCAAATAATATTTATTTTTTGGTGCAAATAATATTTATTTTTACCCAAACAATATTTTATCATTTATTGTTGATTCATTTATTTTATCCTGAATAATTTTATTATTGGGATTGTTTAACAATCTTTGTTTTTTTGGTGCAAATAATATTTATTTTTTGGTGCAAATAATATTTATTTTTACCCAAACAATATTTTATCATTTATTGTTGATTCATTTATTTTATCCTGAATAATTTTATTATTGATTTTATTTCCGAAACAATATGATTTACCCAATAAATGAGTTATTGTACTTAAATCTTTAATGTTATCTGTTTGGTTTATAATATTTATTAATAATTTATATTCTTTTTTATTGATATTTTCTATTAATTCGTTTAACATATTAATTGCCATTTCTTTTTTTAAATTAATTCGTTTCTTTATTTGTATACTTTTTTCAACGTCCTTAATTGTTAAACCATCTTTTAGTATATCCTCAAGTTTATTTTTATTAATTTTATTGGTTATATTATTTTTTTTAGTGTGTGACATTGCTTCTTTTATTAAATTCCTGTTATTTTCAAAATGTTTTTTTAAGTGGGCAACTAATTTTTTCTTTGCATTTGTATCAATATGCTTTCCTCTTAATGTATTTGATAAATCCATTAATGCATCTTTTGCGTATTTATGTTTATCATCCTTTAAAAAATCTTTTATCTCATCATAAATTTTTAATAAATCTTGTTCCTTCGAGTTTAATAAAATTTCCATAATAACACTGATTCTTTCATAAAGCCATTGGTCTCCATCAAAAATAATTCCGTATCCAGAATGTTTTTCGGGAAGTCCAATATTATGATGATTTAATCTTTGTGGATTTAAATTTACTTTGATGATTATCATTTCCATCGGATTTTCATTTGAACTAAATATTTCGAATTTTTCATTAATTGATAAACAATCAATTCCATCTTTGCTAAATGGAATTAAATTATATTGTTTAATAATAATTTTATTATTATCACCTGTTGCAATAATTTGGTTTCCATTTTTATTTTTATTTTTTTCGATGTGTGTGTATGTTATACTAGCTGTACAATTTTTGATGTGTTTATCAATAATATCACGCCTATTAGATTTTTTGTCACAATATTTGCATTTATAAATTTGTATTTTTTTATCAATATTTTTCATAATAGAACAAGGCGTTTTCCTTGATAAATGTCTTTCATAATCACCTTTGCGTACGAATTTCTTTGTGCAGTTATTGCATTTATATTCTACCATTATACTATCATGTAGTATTTTTTTCTTTAAAATATATATATGATGTAATTTTGCATTAAAAAATGAACAGTGACAAATTTAACAATTAACAATTGTATTAATTATTAATTGTTAAATCAATTATTTCGCGTGATATTGTTTCGATATCTTTATTTTTTGTATTAAGTATATAATCATAAACCAAATTATCCCTTAGTTTGATAAAATAGTCCGCATCATCATTGATATCCATTGCAGAAAAAATATTGGTAGCGAATTCTACAAGTTCGGTTTCTGAACTAAATTCATATTTGATATTTTTTAATGCTTCAATTAAATCCTTTCTGTTAACAACATCAATGGCGTCATTTTTGGAATCGGTTCTAATATATTTTTTAGCAAATTGACCAAAAACAAATATTCCTCTTGGTTCGGATGTTTGTCTGCTTACAATATTTCTAACCAAATCTTCTGGAGATGCATAAACAATAATAATAAAAATTTTGTCTCGATCTATAATATCCAACAAATGTTGGTTGATATTATCAAATACTACTTTGGAATATTTTTTAGATTCTTCCACCATTAATTTTCTGGCCTGGTTTGTAATTAGTTTTTGAATTTTTTCCTGGCCAAGATATTCATTTGGCAAATCTTTATAAACCAATTTCTTCATATGTTCAAACGAAAAATCATCAATACTAATAGCATGGTATCCCATATTTTCGAATACTTTGCTGACAGTTGTTTTACCGGCCGATGATGTTCCGTCCAATAAAACTAAATCCGACATACCACCCATTTGTAAAGATTGTTTCAGATTAAGATATTTTTGCTTATATTTAAAATATCTAGTTTTGTACATATATATATATATAAACGGACAAATTAAATAATTATTTTTTCAATTATTTGAATTAATGGATTGTTAGGGAAAATATTGAAAAAAATTCAATACTTACATAATATACATAAAAATATGCAGAAAAATATAATTACGATAATATTAAATTAATAATAATGAAAGATCATAGATTGGTTAAATACAAAGGAAAATCGTATTATGTGTGTCGTTACAAAAGAAAAGATGGTAGTAGTAAATTATTTGTCATTGATAAAGAAGATTTACAAAAAATTTTGGCACAAGAACATTCATGGTACCGAGTTAATGGATGTGTTGGATACTCCGAAATGACAAATGGAAAATCTTCATATCATTATTTGCATAATCTCATTATGGATAAACAAAAAGACAAATATATTATTGATCATATTAACCAAAATACGCATGACAATAGGAAGGCCAATTTGATCATAAGTAAAAAAAATCCTGAATTGACAAAAGATAATTCTGACAAACAAATTAAATTAATGAAAGAATTTAATGATATTCTTAAACTTTCCGAATATAAATGGGCAAATACTAATTCAATAAAAATACCAAAAAAAGTATCAAAATCTGATTCGGAAACAAGTGATAAAACTAAATCTGATAAAAAAAAATCATCGGGTTCTAAAACTAGTAAACCAATTAGATCATCATCGGGTTCAAAAACTAGTAAATCTATTAAATCATATTCTGGTTCGAAAACTAGTAAATCTATTAAATCATATTCGGGTTCGAAAACTAGTAAATCAATTGGATCATCATCGGGTTCTAAAATAAATAAACCAATCAGATCATCATCTGGTTCGAAAACTAATAAACCTATTAGATCATCATTTAGTTCAAAAACGAGTAAACCTATTAGATCATCATCAGGTTCAAAAACTAATAAACCTATTAGATCATCATCAGGTTCTAAGACAAATAAACTTATTAAATCATCAGGTTCTAAAACAAATAAAACGATTAGATCATCATCCGATTCTAAAACGGGTAAACTTATTAAATCATCAGGTTCTAAAATGAGTAACCCAAATAAATCATCTAATTTTAAAATGAATAAACCAATTAATTCGCACAAACCATCTAATTTTAAAAAACATAAGCCAATTAAAAAATCGTTTGGTTCCAAAACAAATAAATTCAATGCAACAAGCCATAATAGATATATTGAAGTATAATATTAGTTATAATTCGAAAAACTTTTTTTATTAAATAAAAAATTATGTTTTCACATTAATTAATTCTAGAATTCGTGCATAAATCTCATTAAAGTTTAATATGTAATAGTTTCTGGATCGATATAAATTATTACATTCGATTGTATTATCTTTCCATTCATTCAAATTAATAAATCTAATTAGTTTGTCTTGTACTTCATCCGGATTTTTTTGCCATTGCTCAAAAAACCATTCTTTTCGAGAATACAATTTATCAATTTGTCTATAGAAACGCTGCTCTAGTGTTTGTTCAATCAAATTATCTATGTAAAACAAATGTTTGGTATGAAAATTATAGTAATCCAATTCTTTTTGAGTTGGACCTAAACAAAATACAACATCCAAACCAACAAATATTAATGATTTATCTTGATGATTATTAATATAATTATCAATATATTCTTGGTAGGATTTAATTGAATTTTGTTTTGTGTATTCAGCCCATAAATCATCCAAATCTTCGACATAAATTTTATTTTTGAATTCTTCCATTAGTTTGTTACCCAATGTAGTTTTTCCACTGCCTTGTGGACCAGCGATATGGATGATTAGATTGGAACCAGTTATTTGATTTTTCAGACGGAGATATTTTTGTTTGTATAATAGATATTTTTGGCGGTAGTCCATTTAAATAATAATTATAATACAAAATAAGATATTTATTGACTATTGATTAAACAATCAAAAAAATGAAAAAAAATTGAAAAAAAATTATACTTTTGAATAATATATGCAATAGTTTTCAAATTATTAATATTAAAAAAATAGTTGGTCGATAAATAATATGAATTTAAACAAACCTAAAAATATTTCTCCTCAAATTTTAACCGCTTATAAATTTTTGAGAAAATTTCAAATATCAAGAATAATATCTGATCCTGTTAATTTAAATAATGTATTGAACGATTATATTTTAACAATGAATAAAAATTATAATTTTTATGATGATCGTATAAATGTTAATATTAAAAACAAAAAAAAATACAAATGCAAAGATCATATTGAAAATTTTAGAAAATTCAAGAAAAATGAAATATTATCAAAAACTGAATTTAATCTTGTAAAAAAATTTTATGAAGAACTATTAAACCATGTTGATACAACATTAAACAAAACATTTTATTTAGGTACTATTTTTAGTGACAAAGATATTAAAACTTTAATAAATACAGAATCACCTTATGAATTTTCTCATAATATAGAACAAAAAAATATCATAATTGATATTGATGGTACTTTATCAGAAAAAGAACAGGAAAATGCTGATATATTACCATGGGATTTAATTGATTGGAATTTTTTTGTGGGTCAGTTTTGTAAATTAGCGGAAAAACATAAATATGGAGATATTGTGTCTAATATGGATTTTCCGAAAGACTTGGATACTCTATTTTTTTGTAATAAAAAACGACAATTTAAATATATTTGTATGCATGACATTCTTGATTCTTGTTCTGAAAATATATCCTACAAAATAAATTTTGACGAATCTAATTCTAAAAATTTATATATCGACATGTATCGATTTGATTGATTTTTAATAATACTAATAATATTATTATTAAAATCTAAAAAAATGCGTATTTTGTAAAATATATATAATATTAATGGTTTGAATTTTATTGCATATTTATGGTTATTTTTATAATCCAGAAACACATAAATATCATTATTTATAAATTTAAAAACATGTATGGTATTAAGTACAATGATATAAAAAATTGATAACTTTAATAGATTAGAATAAAAAGTAAATGCAAAAAAATCAAAAAATGCCAGGAAGTAAAACATCAAAAAAAAATATATGTTCCGGATGTAAAAAACCGAAACCATCAAATTGTGTCACAAAAACATGTATTTCGTGCATAAAACGTGCAGCGCAAGTAAGAGAAAATGCTAGAAACAATAAAATAGAATGTGTTGCTATAAAAGATGATGGCACAAAATGTACAAATAAAGTTCATAAAGATTGTGGAAACAAATATTGTGCCAAACATAAGAAAGAATGGTTAGAGGAACAGGAAGCTAAAGGTAAAAATGTACGCAGATGTAATTCTAGAATACGATGCGATCCTGATAAACCTGGCATTAAAGCTATTTTGCCAACTGGTTATGCCAAAAAGAAATGTGAAGCTTGTTTGATAAAAGAACAACAACAAAGTAAGGAAAGGAGAGAAAATAGATATGAATTAAATAAAAAAACAAAAAATATACAATATTGTTTAAAATGTGGAACTGAAATACAATTGGATAAAATTATGATGACAACAAAAGGAGATAGTTCATTATATTGCGAGAAATGTTTTGATCAACGAAAAAATGTGGAAAAAAATAGGGGAAAGAGAGATAGAAAAAATTATTATAAAAAATTTAATTATTATTTGGTAAAGGCGGAAAAAAGAGGATTAGATTTTGAAATATCAAAAGATGAATTCGAAAAAGTACAAAATAATAATTGTTATTATTGTGGAATTCCGGAAAAAAAATATATTCTAGGAATTGATAGATTAAATAATTCTAAAGGGTATATTAAACATAATATAGTAGCTTGTTGTGAAATGTGTAATATGATGAAAAATACTTTGAATGAATCCACATTTATTTTAATATGTGCACATATAGCTAATTTTAATAATTTTCGTAAATTAAAATCATACTCTAAAATTTTTAATAATTATAAAACCAATTCGTATTCGGGTTATAAACATAGCGCTAAAATACGGAATTTAGAATTTGAAATATCGAAAAAAGAATACGAAATCATCACTAATGGTGATCCATGTTATTTATGTGGTAGATATACAAACGAAAATCACTGTAATGGAATTGACAGAGTTGATAACTCGAAAGGATATGTTGATGGAAATTGTAAATCATGTTGTGGGGATTGCAATATAATGAAAAAAAAACTAGAATTTAATGATTTTCGTTTTAAATGTGCATTTATTGCTGACAATCATAAAAATAGATTGGATGAATTATTTGAATCTTGGGTTTCGAGTAGATTTATTAAAAAAAGAGAAAGAAATAATATTAATAAAGATTTGATAATCGAAATTTAATTTTGTATTGTAAATAAAAAAACGAAAAAAATCATTGATTAGATATCAGAAAACTATGTCAATTAAAAACCCGGAAGCTGTTAATAAAAGAATTAATATTAGCATTCCAATAGGAATATGGTCAAGATTTGATGATTAATTTATAATTATTATAAATTGATCATTACAAATAATTGAATTACTAAAAATATATAAAAATCATAAAACATTAATAAATTATCAATAAAAATGGTAAAAAAAACTTGTCGAGTCGAAACTTGTGATTTTACTGGAGATGAAGATTTGTTTATCAAAGGAAAAAATTTATGCAAAAAATGCGCAGCTAAACAAGCGAAAAAATTATATTATAAAAATAACTGCGCAGAAAAAAGAAAAACGAGAAAACATGAATATTATTTAGAACGAAAATCAGGAAGTAAATATCAAATTTTTAATCGATCAAGAATTAAAAACAAGATCAAAAAAAAATGTATTGGTAAAAAAAAGGATGGAAATTCATGTGAATTTAAAACCAGTAAACTATATGATAACCTTTATTGTAAACAACACAAAAATCAATGGCAGTTACACGGAAAGGAAGACAATTTTAAATTATGTACTGGACACAATTGTTTTCCAAATGATTCAAATAAAAAAAGACTACGATTTTTGATAGCAATTGATGATAAATATTCTAAATGTGAAGAATGCCGAAAACAAGAAAGACAAAAAGACAAAGAAGAAAGAGACAGACAAAAGAAAGCAAATGAAAAATTAGAAAATCCGAAAATGTGCGCATGTATTAAATGTTTAGAAGGGATCATATATTTATCCAAAGAAATGGGATTGACAAAAGATGGTAAATTATCAAATTTATGTAAAAAACATTTTGAACAACAACAACACCAATATACAATACAATCAGAAAAAAAAGAAACAATTACTAAACGGAGAAAAAATAACTCCGATAAAAAACGTAGAGCAAATACTAAACGGAGAAAAAATAACTCCGATAAAATACGTAAAACAAAAGCTAAAGAATGGAGAAAAAATAACCCTGATAAAATACGTAGAGCGAATGCTAAATGGAGAAAAAATAACCCCGATAAAACATATAATTATTATACAAAATATCGTGAAAATCAATTAAAATATAATGCGGAAGCGTTTCGAAAAAGAAATGCAGAAAATCAAGCAAAACGAAGAAAAATGCATCCCAAGAAAAAATCAACTTACAGATATAATACTATTGTTAAAGATAAATATCATAGAAGTATAAAGTCTGCAGAGGAAAGAGGATATGATTTTAATATTTCTTATGATATATTTAAAAAATTGGTAGAATCTGATTGTTATTACTGTGGTTGTCCACGAAAAAAATTTTTGAATGGTGTTGATCGTTTGGATAATAAAATAGGTTATATTGAAAATAATATTGTATCTGCATGCAAAATGTGTAATTATATGAAAAATACATTAAATGAAGCTACTTTTATTCTCATGTGTACACATATTATTCATTATAATAAAATGCTCAAACTTAAATCATATCCAAAAGTATTCAATAATATCAATGGATGTACATATTCTAGTTATAAAAATTGCGCAAATAAAAAAAATATTCCATTTGAGATATCAGAAAAAGAATTTAATGAATTACGCAATAAATCGTGTTATATATGTAACAAAAATTGCACAAATCTACGTTTAAATGGTATTGATAGATATGATAATACGAAAGGATATATTTTTGAAAATTGTCAAGCTTGCTGTTATGATTGTAATTGCATGAAAAAAAATTTAAACCATGATAGATTTTTATTTCAATGTGGATATATTGCTTTACAACATAAGAAAAGATTTGATAAATTAGAAAAAAAATGGAAACCAAGTAGGTCTCAAGAAAAAAATTCTAATAAACTTTCGAAAGAAGAATTAAAAGAATTGAGATTAAAACAAAAAAAAGAAAGAGAGGAAAAAACATTAGCCTCGAAATCATTAGAAGCTAGACAAGCACGAATGAAAGAAATAAGGGCGCAAAAAATTTTAGCCAATGAAAATGATATGGTTGAGATTTAATATTTTATTACAATAAAATATTAAATTATTGAAAATTGTGTATCCCAATTTTTTTACATTTTTTGATAAATTTGAATAATTTTCTTAAATTAAAATAAAAATGAATACGCTTATCAATTACTATAGGCCCGCCATATTTTACTTAACTAACTTTTTTAATTGTGTTAGTTAACCCTAAGTTTCCAATAGGGACTAGACTATATCTTATGCTATCAACTTATTCAGTTGATAACCCATCTACATTTAGTCGTTGAACTGCATTCCTTCCTACAATTTATAGGATTCGGAACTTGGCTGCGGATTGCCCATTTCAGAAAGTATAAATACTTTCGTCATCTATAGAATTTTTACCATACCCGAGTTCCACTCTCGGCCATAAGAACGTTACTGTTCCTACTTGGTATCTATAGCTTTAGGAGTTTCCCGCAATTTGAAGATGTCGCCATAATAACATCTTACTTCCGAGAAAGAATAATCATTCTTTCTTGGAAGCAAGATAATTTACTATGACTAACAGCTGTAGCATTCCAAAATGATTTGGAAGATGGACTACTAAATAATTTTTCCCAAAACATATCCATATAGTTTCAGGTATGCTGTTTTTCTGACCTTTATCTGTTAGCTTCAAAAAATGAACAGCCTCAGACAAAAATCCGCCCATGCCCGACATAATTCGCAGGACATTGTAATTGAGTGCGAATATAAGCACTTTATTGTCTGTGTCAGAGAAGACATCAGAATATTTATTGTTAGCGAAATCGTGGAACCACAAGTTCAATTGTGCGGTATCGATACGCGAAAAATTGCAAGTACAAGATGGTTGATGTTCCTCTGGATTCAATGCAAACGAGAAAACGTTAAGACCATCTTTGGGTGTCTTGCTGTGGTGCATGTATGGTACAACAGTATCATGCCAGAAACCAGATCTCTTACTTTGGCGTGCTTGGCCATTGAGTTGGAGTTCAACTTCGGTAACTGGATTCATAGATCCATCAATTAGAAGACCATGGTTGTGGTGTTGCCATACGTTAACATCGAATCTCTTAATATATTCTACACGATTATCATCATGGAATTTGTCGATCGGAATAGATAAATCGGTAATTGTAAGATCATTACGAGTAATTTTTTCTACTTCCGGGTAATTGAGATCATCATTGTCAAAATCGGTGTGAATTCGAATAACACCTTCTACTTTATCCCTGAGATCTACATCTTTATTCCTTTTGATGAGTGGAACAGCTGGTGATAATTTGCCAACTAGAACTGATCCATCGAATTTCTCAGCGGTTGCGGAATCATTGAAAATATATTTGGGTTCTTCTGCGGGATCAGCAGGATTAATACCCATATATTCCACACCACCATCGCCCATATACGAATCATCATTGGTATCAACTGCTACTTCATTAAAGTATCCAAATTCATCCAAATCTAATTGCGCCAATAGGAGTAATTTAGCAGCATTTTCGCGCGCAATCTCCCAGTTGCAATGATCGTATATCATAAATTTACCTCCCTGGTAATTTCCTAATTTGGTAATCCAGTAGAGAGCTTTGACTGGATGATTGAAATTGATTTTATATTTGGCGGAAGCGGCATTACCAAGAGATTCTTCACCACCATGTTGTAATTGTTCAATCAAATATTCGTGAGATACTTGGGCAAAACGCCTACGTTCTTCAGTATCCAAATAAACATAATTGACATATAGGGAAGCATCATCTAATTCGAGATTGTCGCTTCCAGTTTTGAATGCTTCACTGGCAATATAGCATTGTTCAGCAGGTCTGAATTTAACATAGATTTTGACCTGATGGTATTGGAGTGCAATTAAAGGCAACGCCAAACCATTATTACGGCAGAAATAGAAATGAAGAGGTACAAACAATGTATAGGATGGTTTCAAGAGAGTATTCTCAGGCATATCCCAGGATAATGTGCTAATAGAAGTGAGTTCAGGAACATCACCCAACATTTTACCAAGGCCATAATTGTGACCAACATTGCTAGAAAGTTCTTGCCATAGGTGAAGCCAGTCACCGTACAATTTATCAATTTGAGAACCTCCAATTTCTAATTCAGTTTCATCGACAATAGCATGACCGATGTGTCGGACCCACGCAAATTCAACGTGTCCGAATCTTGTAAAATCACCCGAGAATCTAACTTCGGGCAAAACTACTTTCAAAAATACTTGCGTGATTAAATCACCATTACGTGAAATTTCTGCTGTTCCTTTTCTGGCAAAATTAATTGTACCACTGAAATATTGTTCTATAGATTCAACAGCGAAATTAGTGTGTCGTCTGTATACGCGGTTGTTCCCAAAGGTTTCCCAATGGCCCGGACTATAACTTAAAAATCAAAAAGAAATGATTAGTTTCTATGATCACCACTGACATTTAGTCTCTGAACTGCATCCTGCTGAATTATTTTTTATAAATTCTTAATGTATTCTTTTGCATCACTTAGTTTTTCTTCCATATTTTTTTTCATTGATAAAAAACTTTTATATTTTATTTGGGGATGATTTTTAATTACATAACCTTCTTTATGTTTATTTCTATAATGATAAATATATATTGGAAGATCATAATTTTTTTTTCTTACAAATAATTTGGTTTTTGAAATCTCATTTTTTTGTTGTGTGGACATTTTTTTACCAAAATTGGGATTTTTATTACCTTTTTTACTAGTACTCATTTTTTTTATTGAAATATTTGAGAAACAAATATTTTTCTTTCCACCAGTTGTAAGGTTAAATCCATGAGGAGCCAATGTATTATGTAACTTAATCATAAACATTTCAAAAAAATCTAAATCTCTCTTTTCGCATTTAAAAAGAGTTTTTACAGTAAAATTTTCATGACCATATTTTCGAATAGCTCTATATAAATAAGTACAACCTGAATATTTGGTATTCTTTGTTGCACCATAAATATGACACTTCCATCTATTCAAAGTTCCTCCTTTTTTAAATTTTTTACCACTTTTTTTGTAAAGATAACATTGTCCAATATATTTCTTATCCCCATAAGAAATTAAATAGATTTCACCAAAATTTATTAATTTTTTATCCATTAGTGATTCATAAATATTAAATCTTTAAATAATTCAGATATTTAGGTCTCATCAAAACGACCCTTAGGACTTGGCTGCGGATTATCCATTTCAGAATGAATCATATATAATTTGAATACGTTATATTCAATGATCATTCTTTATGCGCGTGATTTTTACCATACCCGAGTTCCATCTCGGCCATTAACCAGTTTCTTAGTTAACTTGGTACACGAAGCGTTTAACAACAATATCTTTCTTGAATAAATTGATTAACTTTTTTTTCATGCAAATTTATTAGATTAGGAATAATATTATTTCCTTTTGACGAATTTTCAGAACACCAACATGGACGTAAATTTGTCCAATTATAACATTTGAAAATATCTGAAGTTTTTGAAAAATCAAATGAGTCACACGGTATTACATGATCAAAACTCCAACCTATTTTTCCCATATTATGCCAAGACATTCCTTCTTCGAATTGATATTCTATCCAGAATTTGAGTTCTTCCATTGGAATGCCTATATATTCTAAGGTTGGTAGAGTTTTATTTTTAATATAATCGCGCAATCTTTTATTGAGACATGTTTTGATACGACAATTTAAATTTGTTCTGTATCTTTCTTTTTGATATTCTCGTTGATATTGCTTGTAAAATTCTTTATTATCAGCAATATGTTTTGCTCTCAAATAATCAACTCGAGGTTTATTATTATTATGCCATTCTTTACGCGATTTTTTTGCTTTTTCCGGATTATCATGATACCATTTTTTTGATTTATTTTTGAGTTTATCGGAATTTTTGGTGTAATATTTTTTTTGTATTTCATTAATTTTTTTTTTGTTTTTATTCCTATAAACTTCGTCTCGTTTACTTTTGCATGTTTTACATTCTGATCTCAAACCATCTTTTTTTTGTTTGTCCTTGCTAAATTTTTCCAATAATTTATCTGTTTGACAACTAGTACATAATTTATATTTATTCATTACTAATAATATTTTAACTAATTAACTTTTAAGTTGTTTTTAAACGCCATTTTACGCCTTTAGGACGTTCCCGCAATTTGACAGTGTTGCCATTCTATTAACATTGGATCTTTTCGGTTGGCTGATTTACCTACTTCACCAATATTAGAATGACTAGCAACTATTTTTAATAGTTACTAAGGCCAAAGCTACAGATTGCTTAAACCTTGAAAACGTTAATACCTCTGGTTTCCCTAGAGGACTAGACTATACCTTTAGCCATTGATAAATTTCTCAATAACCCACAACCGTCTAGTCGTTGAACATTTAACCTTATAAATATATAAGGTTCTTAGCTGCTGATTGCCCATTTCATCCAAAATATATTTATATTAGAATCATCTTACATATTTTCACTATCTCCGAGTAAAGTCTTGGCCACAACCATGTTACCACAGTTGCTTAGTAATGTAAGTTTTAGGGGTTTCCAGCAATTTGATTGTGTTGCCATTCTTATAATATTGGATCTTTTCGGTTTGGCTGATAACCTACTTCACCAATATATTGAATGACTAGCGACTGTGCAAAAAAAAAAATTTGTGGTGCACTAAAAGCTTTGTCCTTGAATTATCCACATTAATCAAGGCTTGTCGCTTTTCAACCCTTTATTCAAAGGTAATTTGGGGATTTCCCGTTCACTTGATCCCATTCTTTCGAGATGGGAGTGGACTATATCTTAGGCCTTCGTCGAAAGTTGCTAGCTTTCTCATGCCCACGTCCGTTTAGTCTCTGGACTGCATTCATGCCTCTTGCATAGCGAGGTTTAGAACTTGGCTCAGTATTCACCCATTTCAAATTTGATTAAAAATTTTTAACCAAATTATTATCCGTCGGCTTATGACCATACCCTGGCTACTTCTCCAGGCCATAACATAGTTTCCCGTGTTACTTGGTACCGAATAAATAAATAATGAAATATTTATCTACCTTATACGGCTTTAGGATTTCATCTGAATTTGAACGTGTCGCGGGGATATTTTGTAAGCTACCAATGGCTTTAATAGCAATAAATTCCCCCACTAGCAGATGTGGTTTATTTAATAATGGACCACTAAACGGTTTACCCATGACTTATCCATTTTCATCATGGCGTTCTACTTTTCAACCCAACTAGTTTAGGTAAACATCTTGCTTAATCCTTATGGTTTCCCAAAAGGCCTGACTCTACCTTAGGCAAAATTAATTGCCGATAGACATCGAGTCGATGAACTGCACACTTAATATTATTCATTTAAATAATTAATACATTTTTGTAATTTCATTTCCATTAGTTCATATTTTGAAATGAACGATTTTGGTTTTTTTGTTGGATGACTTGACATTCTATATCCTTCTCTACCTCTATTATCTCTATATTTTCTGATATATTTTGGCAATACATTATCTTCAATATATTTTCTTGGTCTTTTATTCATTATCCTACCTTTATTTTTTCCTTTCATACTAATACTTTTCCGCATACATGTTTCTTTACTTTGTATTGAATGTGAACCACCCGACGTTAAATTATAACCATGTGGAGAAAGCGTATTGTAAGTTTTAATGAAAGCTTTTTCAAATTCATTCAATTCATCAATTGAACATTCCCACAATAGTTCTACTTTAAAGTTTTCTTCACTGTATTTTCTGATAGCATTATCCAATATTCTACAATAATTTAAACGGCGTTTTGCTTCAGAAACATGTGCCTTCCAACGTCTAGTATATCCATGTTTTTTTCCGGAATTTAAATATTTTACGCATTGACCAATATATTGTTTGCCCGAAGGAGATGTTATTAAATAAATGTCACCCATTAATAAAATATTAGTGTATAAATATTTATATAATATTAAGTGCTTGGCTGCTGATTGCCCATTTCAGGAAAATAATTCCATCACCTCCTGAATTTTTACCATACCGAAGTTCATATCTTCGCCATATGAATGTCGCCACTCATACTTGGTATCAGGAGTTTTAGGGTGTTCCAGCAATTTGACTATCTCGCCGAAATAAAATTTTCGACTAGCGGGTTATATAGATTTCATAATGGAACAACGTTTCTACATTTAATGAAATCCCCGATTTTTACAAGCCTTTATCCTCTACAATAAATCAGGAACTGTAGAGGGCTCCCACTGTTGGCACCCAAGATGTGATCTAAGCACCATATGCTACTAACTGCATTAACGATTATTCCCATATGTTTCCATACGGGTCGGACTATATTTTATCGGCTTTTAAAAAATGATTAGTTTTTCTCGCCGCCACTCACGTTTAGTCTCTGAACTGCATCCAGTCCGAATTATTTGTTGTTTAAAATAATTTAAATTTTTAAATAATTCAGATATTAGGTCTCATCAAAATGACCCTTAGGACTTGGCTGCGGATTACCCATTTCCGGATGAATTAAATATATTGAAATATATTTATCATCTGTCATACATATGATTTTTACCGTACCCAAGTTAAATCTTGGCCATTAACCAATTTCTTGGTTAACTTGGTACATATGTCTTTAGGGCTTTCCCGCAATTTGAAAGTGTTGCCATTCAATAATATCAGTCTTGACTAATATTATGAATGACTAGCAACCATTTTTAGTGGTTACTGAGGCCTGACTTACAGTTGACCTCCAGCCATTGTATTATATATCTATATGGAAGAAAAAAAATTTAAACATTATTAAAATTTTTTCTCTTGTAATTCACATCAAAAATTAACATCAAATTATAAATCAACCTATAAACAAGTTTAGTATTATTAATATGCGTTTGGATATTTCTCTGGATGATAAATAAATTATTAAATTTAAATATAATCATATTAATTTTTCATATATATTATGATCAAACATAAACATACGAACCATTAATTTTTGTTTAAATATGTCTCCCCAAATTAATTTATTACTTTTGGATAAATTATCAGATATATACATAGGTTTAGTATTTTTCCAATTAAAACATTTATAAATATCTTTATCGCTACCAGTTTTTAAATTAAATGAATCACATGGAATGACATGATCAATATGCCAACGG